TTTCAACTGATCCATGTTACACCGTCAGAGCAATAATTCTCAGATCGCCAAACCGTGGTACTTTTGCACTATTGGTTGACTTCATAACAATCTTAACTTGGAATTGATCAAAGTCGTTAAGGTTACCGCCAATACCACCTGGCAGATATCTATAGTCTCTATAGATGTTTGGATTGTCATCTGATGGCATAGGTGCTTCCGGAGCAATTAGGATGTAGTCTTGATCAAGCAATCTTCCACCACTGTTGGTTCTATAATAAACATCAAATGAACAAGCAGATGGTTTATTGGCTGCAAGCATAATCTTTAGACCCCGAGCCTTCTCAGCAAGTGTTACAGGTCTTGTAAGGTGCTTACCTAGAGTTGATCCACCCCGTGCATTAGTTTCTGCTACTACGTTCAGAGCATTGTTCTGATCCACTCGGTTGTGAATTGTAGAGATAGATGTTCTCTGCATATCAACTACTGGAGATACCAGTGAAGAAACAGTTGTCATGTCTACTTTAAATGTAGAAGACTTAATACCTGCTCCAATATTAGCATCTGCATTTCGCTTGGTAGCTAACAGCTTTGGTGTTTGGAAGTAGATGTTTCTGTTGATAGGATATGCAGTGTACCCTGTCTCTTTCTGGTATGCAGTCTCTGAACCTGCCAGAGATTTACCTGAAGTCAACTTACCTGATACCGAAACATTTGTTGCAGGTGGAAGAATATTATCTACCTTCAACATCATTGTCTCAAACATATTCTGTCTTTCGACTGTAAAGTTACCACCACCTGTGGTAGCTGAAGTAGCATTTGCGCCTGCATTAAATGTGAAGTGATCTCCATCAATAGACGTTACAGTTCTTATACCATTAATGTTATTGGCAGCAATACCACCCACTGCAGATGCACCAGTAATGTTTACATCATCACCAACAATAAACCCATGATCTCTACATGTGATTTCAACCTTGTCAGGATCACTCGTTTGAGTCTTAATTGCATTAGATAGGTTAACAGAAGGAGGTGAGCTGTTTTCAACAATTGCAGTACCACTTGTAGCAAAGTCTGCTCTACTCAACTTGAACGTCATGTCTTTAGTTTGATCTGGTTCCCAAGTCTTACCATTTTGAGACTTGAACAATGATCCAAGAGTAGCTTGTTTAGTCAATCTTCTTTCTGTTGATCCTAACAAGAACTCTCCAGCTTCTGCGACATACACATTATATTCATTAGAATCTGAAAGAAGTACAATACTAAAGTCAGTATCACCTGTCAAGTAGACTGGCTCTTCAAATGTAAATGTTGTGATTGAGCTTCCATCATTAGATGTTGTAATTGCACTAGGAGCTTTAAATACTGTTGATCCAGGAACAATTGCTGAAGCAGAAGGAACACCGTTGACCATTGGTCTAAGTTGTGCTACAACAGGAGTACCACCTTGAGCTGGCTTTGTCTTGAATCTTACGTGGATGCTTGTGATAAACACACCAGTTGTATCTTGGATAGTAAATGATTGGGCAAGTGGATCTTTACCACCACCAGCGACAGCACCGCCGCCTCCACCGCCTCCGCCAGCTTCAACTGTCGTAACAAGATCGGCCAGAGGTACATTGTTTTGTGTAACTTGGAGGTCTACAATTCTTGTAGAGAGAACTGTTTGCTGTCTGTGAATTGTAACACCTTGAGCATAATACTTTGCAGCAGCAAGAGATGTACAATCTTCTTCATTATTCTTAGTAATGTCAATAAGAGTAAATGTCTTATCTCCAGCAGCAAACTTAATGTCGGCTGTGTTAGGTAGGAAGAATGAACCTTCTAGCTTACCATTTGCATCCGTCAACAATGTTGATGTTGGAGTATTAGGGTGTTGTGTAATTGCGTTATACCCTGAAGAGAAGTCAGAGTCAACAGTAGAAATGTTTCTAAATGTCTCTTGTTTTACCCAGCTAGACACACTCTTATTTCCAAAGAATGGGAAGTGTCTTGTATTAGGCTTCAGACCTTGCGCTCTAAAGAAAATCTTACGAGTTCTCATAAATGGGATAAATGTTCTGTTGACTTCCACCCCTTCTTCATCTATAAAGGTAGTAGATGTTCTTAGTCCAGATACCTGTACTGCTTGATCAATTCTAAACTGAGGTGTTGTGGTTGTGTTACCAGAGCGAACAGCATTTGCATTGTTTTGTTGAGTTGCACCAGTAAGAGTATCTCCTAGTTGGTCTCCAATAGCAATGTTCTCTGCACCAGACCAGTTGAAGCTCCAGTCATCCCAAATCTGACCGTTCACATTACCTTGCTCAAACCCACCATCAACAACAATCGGATCGACAAATTCTGTCTCGAACCATTCATCGGATGTTGGAGAAAGCTCCATGAAGCCTCTCTTCTGAACAACAGCAAATGGGTTAACATTCTCTGTACCAGTCATGTATTCGTTTTCGAGATAATCAACTTCGCTATAGTTTAGATATAGATTGTCTCCCTTAATTACAACATTAGAGTTGCCTGCATTGTCACTATCATAGAACAAGTTTACGTTTCTATTAGTAAATGTAGGTCTCATTTGCTTACGAGAAGGATCGATAGCAGCTTTGTAGTCTGGAGAAATAACAAATGATCTAGATTGATCTTTAAAGTTATCAACAAAGAATCCAGATTTGTTTCTGCTTAATCCTGCTGAATCAAACACATCAAACTGTGATGTTTCTAGCTCGAGTAGCGTCAATGCTGTAGTTTCTTCAAGACTTGCAACTCTTTGCTCCAAGCGGCCAATGTCTGCCATCGTGAATCGCTTGTATGTAAGCATTTCAGATTGGACATCATTGTCGTCAACCACATATGGATTCATAGTAACATTGAATAGGTCCATTGCGTTTTCTGGTGACTTAGGAAGTTTGGGCTCAACCGCAGCTGCTCCTCTAACAACTCTAACTTTTCCGTCAACATCAATTACGACTTTAGCGTCCTGACCTTGATAATAGTTAACATCGAATGTGATAAGATCAGTAGGTCTTGGCAACTCATTAACTTTTGAGCCTGAACCAAAATCACCTGAGCTGTTGACTACTGGTCTGAAGTCTAGTACATTACGTAGATTAATTACTTGACCATCAGCTTTGGTAAAGTTAGGAATGTTTTCGTATGCGACCTGACCTGTGTATGAGTTAACCGCAAAGAAGTCACCACCAGCACCATGCTCGAAGTATTTGTACTTAACATACACACTAGAAGGAGCTGTGTTACCAGCAATAAGATTTAGTTTACCAAGATCATAATAGTCGTCTCTTTGACCATTGTCTGTCTCGTAGATAGAAGTGATACTATCCCCATCAGAGTCTGTATCTTTAAGTACTTCGAATGAGTAGATGTCTGCTTTATCAAATGTACAATTGCCATTACCATCTGGAGTAATAGTTTGTGTTCTGTCGGTAAGTGTCTTTGTTCTTACAACACCAGCTGACTTGTTAACATACGCAAGAACCTCATATGGGTTTTGGGATAGAGCAGCACCTGAAATTGCAGCGGATTGAGTTCCTGCACCAGCCACGCTAGCGTTGATATCAACATCAGAATCTGATGCACCCATTACCCACAAATTAGTATCTGAAAATGTTTCGCCTGTAGCTGTAAGAGAGATTGTAGCATCTCCACTACCGTTTGTTTGTGTAGAGAATCTACGCTGTACAGTCAACGAGATATCTGAAATTGATTGTGGTCTAGTAGTTGGAAGATCGAACAATAGAGAGCTAGAAGCAGCATCTTTCAATACAGCTTTGGTGTTCTCTAGAACGAGGTTCCAGAAGTCTGTTGCACTATCACCAATTGACTTTACATCAGCAAAGTTTTGACCTGCTGACATGTTAATTTCAAACAGATACAATCTGTAGTCAGCACCATCTTCTTCAACATGCCGCACTCTTGCTGTACCAATTGTTGATCCACCATGGCCAACCGCACTTCTAAGATTCATCTCTTGGAAGATGTTAATATCTGGAATACCTTTAGAACCACCTTTACCATCAACAACAATATAGCTACCATAGTTTGCAGCAACAACCTGATTGTTTACTGATGATGTTGTACGGGGTTTAGGTACAGTAATAATTGTTTCACCAGTTGTTCCAGCTCGGTAACCATCAACATAAGCTATACCAGGACTTAGAATAAAGTCTAGTTTTGTGTTGTCTGAATCATTTGTTTCAAACAATAGCTCAAAAGGTTTTACGATATAGTCGCCAGACTCTTCTTTAGTCCGAAGGGCTAGTACATTATCGATTTCATTATAGCTATCAATTGCAGTTACCTGAGAAGATATAACACCGTTGACAATCTTAGCAACTTCGATATAGTTCTCGTCAGAGTCAATCTCGTCACGCGTTGCAATTGTTAATTGAATTCTGTATCTGTCTGCACCAGGAGAAGCCAGGTTAGGTGTTGCACCTTGGTTATCAAACAATGCCTGATTGTCAGACGATGTTATGATATCCTGAGTAACTTTAAAGCCCAAGCTAGCGGTAGGTTTGTTTGTATACTTTGCAATAATCTTTGATTGCTCAGCAGCAAATACAAAGTGTTCTTGAGCAAAGAAATCACCACCGTGGATAGATGCTTTACACCCTTGACCGACAGCTGGGTTAGAAATAGTATTGGTAGACTGAACAGTAAGAGTAAATGATGAGCTTGTAAGTTCTTCGCCTGGAGCAACTCTAATAGGAGCTGTTGAACTTGTTCCGCTAGATGTGTTGGTATAAGCAATATACAATGTCGCAGGGTCTAATCCAGTTGCAGTAACAACTTCCAAAACTCTAAACGAAATTGATCCCGCAGAAGTAAACTCAACCCCAACTAGATCTGTAATTGTAGCAGGCAGCTGATTAACTGTAGTGTCCAACTTAACAAATTCATACTCGGTGTTTACCGTAACACCACCAGGATTAATTGCAGCACCTTCTTTAAACAAGTGCTTGCCCAATCTGGACATTTCTTTCTGAATGATTGTTTGAAGTTGTGTAAGCTCACGAGCTTGAAGAGCGCGCCCACTATTGAACAACACTCTGTGATAGTTATCACTGTCTTTGAAGTCATCTCTGTAAGTAGATGAAAAAATTTCTGAAGTAAACGTCTGAGCCATACTAGTCTTCCATTAGAGTTGGATAATAATTTTGATATCTTCTGTCTGGTCAGCAGATCTTTGAATTGCTGCTCTATTATCTATATACATTATTTCACCAGAGCTGAAGTCAACATCTCCTTTAATAAATGCTAAACTGTCACCATCTACACCTGCAGCGTCCAGCACACCTGCACCGCTACCATCTAGTTCTGATACAGTCTCGCCTTCTGCAAACAGTGTAAACTGTGTATCAGAATCTTGAATATACCAAACTGTATCCGAGTCTGTCTTAACAATATATGCCTTTGCAAGAGACGATCCCCCTTGGATAGTTTTATCTGCAGAGAAGCTAGATGTGATATTAGAGAATTCCATTCTTCTTAGTGCATTACCAGTTACACCAGCATACAATCCGTCTGAATCAGGGATCTCAATGTTCTTAACAAGCATAACTTGTCTAAAGTCATTGTTAATAACCCAGTTAGATCCTTCTACACCATCTGGTTTAGAAGTAAACATAATTGCGGTTGCTTTAAGATCATCTCTTGGATCTGCACCAAAGCCTTTTGCGGGACCAATAATAGGTCTTGCGGTTGCACCTGTTCCATTACCACCAGTAATGTTTACATGTGCATATGAGTAACCTGTTCCATGTGCTTTTAGACCATCGGAGTCTTTTACACTGATTACTGTTACCGCACCACCACTAATAGTAGCAGTGCCTTTTGCTTGAGTACCATCCCCAACAATAGTTACAGTAGGAACTGTTGTGTATCCAGAACCACCAGATGTGACTTGATACCCAACAACCTCACCAGGAGACGCTGCATTTTGAATACCGACTTGTTCCACATGATCAGCAGCATCATCTGAATCAAACGGACCAAACTTTGTTACTGGCATATAGTTAGCAGAAAGGAATTGAGACGCTCTGAGAGCACCAACCGAATATAGGAACTTCCAAACATATCCGTCAGCTGTTTCAAATGCAGTCGTCAATGTACCAGTTGGCTTAACAGTAGATGTAACAGCACCACCTTGAGCGTTCTTACTACCTTCTAAACAAACATATACGTTGTTCTCGTCCGTAATAACATAGAAGCTATTGGAAGGATGGCCAACAGAGTTGTCGTTGTATCCTTGATAGATTGCTCCAAGAGACCACGAATATCTTGGAATAACAAATGAGTTTGCTTCGACGTTCTTTACCGAAATCATATTGTACTGAGCATCACGCAAAGTTCTGATGTTATTGAGAGGAGTCGGTGCAGTGTCAGCACTATCCCAATCGACTGACCGACCAACTGCTACATAATAGCTATTGTCAGAATCGGCAATATCCGCCTGGAGATTGAGTAGAATTTCTTTTTTAAATCTATCTGTAATAATTGCTGGCATGTTATATCTCTTATGCTGTTACGTAGAATAGAGCATCTGCATCACTAGAAGCATATACCTTTGGCGACATAATCAGCCAGCCATCGGTTGCATCAATCCACATACAGTTGATTAATGCGTCTGCTCTAAGGTGTAATGTAGTACCATTCTTAAATGTTGTTGGTGTAATTGTCACTTCACCAGTACCAATATTAGACAATGTCTTTTGCTCACCCACATACGAACCATTTGCTAGAGTGGCGTTGATAGCTCCTCCAGCATTAAAGATCGTAACAGGTCTTGCTAAACTAATGCTTTGGCCAGTAGATGAAATTGTTTCTGTTCTATATCTAACACCACTTTGGATATGAACCAAACCAGCATTCTTACCAGACAATCCCAATCCAATGTTAGTGTCCCCACCATGACCTGCTAGTTGAGGAATACCATTAGTTGCTGCATTTGAAATTTCAATATGATTAACTGCATTTGTTGTAGCTGTAATTTCAAAAATCTCTGCATTATTCTGATCATCAATATGACCGGAGATAATAGGATTGGTTAATGTAGGAGCTGTAAGAGTTTTGTTTGTTAGAGTCTGTGCATGACCTTTGAATACAAATTCATCATTATTGGTTAGAAGAGGAAGAGTTATTGTACGATCAGCCGTAAGTTCACTTGGTGCTACAATATACTGATGATCTGCACTTGTATCATTAATCTGTGGCGTAGTGATTACTGGAGATGTTAAAGTTTTATTAGTAAGCGTCTGAGCTGCAGTGTTGAGAGTGATTGTTCCACTGGTGTTAGGAAGCAATATAGTTGACTTAGAAGACCCTTCAATAAATCCCAATACTGTATCGTATGTCAGTCCGTTATAGACAACGCCACTATCTGCCAAAGAAACATTTTGTGTAATCTGAGCGCTGTCACCACCTAGCAGTGTGTATAGTTCTGCAAAGTTGTCATTGATCTTTCCGCCAGCAATACGCAGAGTATCTCCGGTACCATCATTGGCTGTAACGCCTGTATTGATATTTTGTCTTGCCATTGCTAAATCCGTATCTGTGGTTAGTTATATTTATAATCGTTTTTAAGCTGAATCCGAATCATACCAGGTATATTTAACTTCATCCATTGTATCAAATATTGCACGATTCGAGCTGAATCTTGGAGCTCTTGGATCACCAACTGCTGAATCTTCATCAAATGTTGGCGAGCTAGTGCCAATAAGTTCTCTGATAGAATCGTAGTGACGATCGATTTCTGCCAAGGAAAGGTTTTGAATCTCTTCAACAGCGCCAGGTAGATCAATTCTAAGTTTACCATATACGCCCCGACCATCCGAATCAACTTCACCAGTAAGATCTGTGAGTGCAAATGGTGCTGCCAATGTAGCTGTACCCTGAACAACTGGATCGATGCTGATCTTCTCAAAGTCTGGCATAAGTTGACCAAAGCCTAAACTACCAATGCCCTCAAGAAGAACTTCTCCTCCAAAGTACATACCAGCTGGATGAACAAACAATTTGTATGCTTCTCTCCATTGGTTAACAGGAATGTCAGCTTTAATCAGAATTGC